CCCCTCCTTCTTCTCAAACCATGAGTAATCAATAGTCCCTGTGGTCTGAATGTTTGAGGAGAATGTTCCACTCCATGCGTCATCTGACTCAAGGTTGATGGTCTTGAACAGCTTATTCTCAAGAGGTGACTCATTAAATATACTCGTTATCTGTGAGCTATACTGCGTGTCATAATAGTTATTCCTAATCTCATTGGTGTTGTGTCTCCATATGTTACCGCCCTTGAATGAGTACAGGTAGTTATTCATCCCCACCATCATCTCAGGTATGTATGAGTAGAATGATGGGAACCCCTTTGATGATTCGCTATATGTTAGTGTGTATTCTCCTGTTAATCCTGCCATATCTATTAAGTAAAGTAATCATAAATAATATACATATATTCTCCCGCCCCTACCACAGGCAGTGTTACCGTACCCGTAACGAGTGGGCTCGTGCCTGTCAAAGGAAGTGATGTCGCTGCTGCTAGCAATAATGTAATATCTGCAGGAGTATTGTTGTACAGGGTAGCACTTCTTAAGAACATTAGTCTATTTGTTCCCTCAAAAACAAAGCTGTCAGAAGACCTCTTGTTACTGATGATGGACAGTGTGTCTCCGTTGTTAGGAATAATACCACCCCCCTGTGGAGCAGTTATAACGGTGTAGTCGCTTACCTCTTCTGTCAATGCGTCTCCATCACCAAGGGCAAGCCTTACACTCTTGCTATGTAGAGGAGATACAAATGTTGAGCCATCAGTCCATTGATACTGATTGTGAATGGTGTCACCCACCTGTGAGTCCTTACTTACACACACCTCTATAAGTGTTATCTGCTGTGCCTGTGGACACCCTACGGTTATGTCAAGCACCACAACCTGCTTACTTCCCGGACCTCCTCCACCTGCAGGACTCAGCGTGATTACCACGTCCTCATCGCTAACACTGTTCTTTGTAAAGTTAAATGTTCCCGCACCTATTGTGTTAACATTTGTAGAGGAGCCTGTGTAGTCCTCAGATATTGTTATAGACCCTGCGGGGTCAGCAAACGAAACAATGTTATATGCTATCTCACACGTACCAACCGTGTTGCCTAAATTTACCGTAAACGATTCAGGGCTAGCTGCTGAGACTGTAAGCCTTCTCTGAACACCACAGTTTAATACCACCTCTTCTGCAGGCAGCTCCGTGTCATTTGATGATAGTACATACTCATTCATATATGGGTCGAATGCTCCAAGCTTCTGCGTGTCAATCTTTCCTATAAATAAATCCCTAAACCATGAACGCATCCCTAGCTCAGATAGGACCGTAAGATTGTCTCCCTTACCAATCCCTCGTAGCTGTATTACAGCACCACGCTTAGCGTCTGTAAAGAACTTATCAAAACCATACTGCACAAAGCTCTCAGGGTTCTGACTGATACCATACTCCTCAATCCTTGCAATCTGCTGACCTAACACCTCAGGTACTGAAGTGACTGCACTCCCACCTGCGGCATCTGACAGCAGGTTCTTGCCTTCCTGAACGTATGATATCTTATCCTCCTGTAGCGTAAGTATGTCAGTATCTCTACCTGAGAGTATCTGTATTGCTCCAAAGGACTCCTCAAGGTTTTTAAAGTTAAGGAGACCTAAGTTAAACTCATTGAGCTTATTGACATTTGTCTCAGTGTTAAACACACCGCTGTATGTGATAGCTGCAAATCTATCAGCCTCCTTATAGTCCTCAGCAGATGTGCTAAAGAATCTTTCTCCTAGGTCAAAGGCTTTACCTTTTATTGAGTCACGTATGCGATAGCTCTCTACACCATTACCAAATGAATAGCAGTTAGCAAAGTCCGTCTCTACAATAGCGGGAGTGGTTGATGTTTGGTATACTCCATCAGACCCCTGATGGAATCCTGTCGATTGGTCAATCGCATATGACTCAGAGGACTCATACCACACATCAGGCAATGCATCACTTGGCTCTGTCTCAAAAACAATAGTATTCTCAGTTCTTATAATTTCCCAACTAACAGTTGTTGTTGACCTATTTGCTTTCCTTGAACCATAAGACACGTTTCCATTAGTTATAAATCTTATTTCATCATTTCCTGAATCTTTATACCAAATGTAGAACCTTTGATTATTACCCATAGAATAATTATTAGCAGTGCTTGTAACAAATCCCGGTGAAAATCTTCTAAACTTTGCAGCCCAAGGTCCCTCCAAAACTTGTTCATTAAAAAAAGCATCTTCTATATCATTATCATCAAACCAATCAATTATATTAGTGTAATTATCAGGGGATGTAAACTCTAAAGACAGTGTTTCTATAGCTGTTTCTGCACCATAAATTCCTCCTAATGTTTCCATTCTGATGTCTACTTTTATCCTAGAGCCTTGAGGTATTGTTAAATCATAAGGACCACTTCCGGAGGAAGATGCAGTAGCACCACTACCACCACTTAATCCATGATAAACCTGAGTCGGAACATCTCCTGAATTTTTCTCTACAGTAACTAAAGTGCCGGGAAAGATAAAAGAATCAGAGCCTATATTCGCTGCAAAATCATTAGCTAATATTTTCATATATACACCTGAAGGAATCGTTACGTTAGGTATAGAAAAGAAATCTTCTACCTGAGCTTTTTTCTCAAGAACAGTAGCGTAACTACAGGTTGAAGTAAATCCATTTGAGTCTCTTTTAACTATTAATCTTTGACCCTCCTCAATCTTTTGGGCGTTTTCTCCTTCCAAAAGAAAGTATGTATGAGATGTCTTAGCATCAAAAAAATATATATTTGAATATATAGTCTGATAACCTTCAAGGTCAGGCTTAATGCAGAACTTATATCTTGTCGCAAAAGACGGTGCTAATTGATAAGGGGGTATGGATACCCGTATCTTATTTTGCAAGTACGATTTTCCACAAGGGATGTTAGTAGAGTTATTGTCGCTTATTAACGCTGTTGTTGCTCTAGCAAAGTCATCCATATATATAATACCTACCTCATAATTTCTATTACTATGTAAACTTAACGATGAGGGTGATGATGATACTGTTACTACAGGAGATACTATTTTAAAATACTCATATGCACTTTCAGTTGCAGGGGCATTAGGATTTGCTATATCATTTACCCTACGCATAACAAGGGTTGTGAAATCAATATCGTCACTTCCTACAGAAGAGTTAACAACAATAGGCTCTCCGCTACTAGGACTAGCTGTAGGTATTATAGCAGATGTAGTTCCTGAAACATATTTTGTCCAAACAGGTGAGATTGTTGAATCAAGAACAGGCGTTATTATGCAATTATAGTCATCTGTAAATGTTATACCGCTACATGAAGTAGGATTTGTAGCATCATAGACAGGTTTTATGTTTGATGCAGTACCTATTTTATTTGTAAAATCAGCACTTGTTACTAAGTCGTGAATTGTAGTAAATGTGGTTGGCAGTACATAACTAAAACTAACACCCAAAAATGATGAAGTTTCTGTTGGAATATCTGCAGGAGATGAGGTGTTAGAAAAACCTAAATGTTCTAAAGAAAACGAAATAGACAACTCGCTTCCTGCTTTTAGTTCTATGTTTGAAAAATTAATAGTTAATTTAGAATCAACAGCAACAAATGGACCGTCTACATTAAATGTATTAGTGCTTAATGATGTGTTTAAAGACTCAATACTTATTTCTTCTGAAACTAATGATGCATCAAAATCTAACCTAAGTCCATTACCGTTCTTATCTTTTAAATTATAACCTTCAACATAGTTGCCATACATCAACCTGTTCCCCATTATGGTCTGTGCCTGAGCAAACCTCGGCACATTATCAAATAGTCTTAACAGCTCTGAGTCAGGAAGGATTGTGAATATTTTATTGGAATTAAAAATAAAATTATAATTAGTATTATCGGCAAGACCATCATTCTGCTTATCAAGCTTTTGTATAACCTTAATTACATTACTGTTTGATTCTTTAAATAAAAGGTCAACTCCTTCTACTAAAGCTCCTCCCGAGTTGTATACAATATTAACCTCATTTTTAGAGTTAATCATTCCCTCGTTTAAAAATGATTCTATAGAAAAACTAAAAGGGCTTGCTACAAATGCAGGCTTAGAGAATGGTGAGGTTGCTGAGTATTGGTTTCCCTCATACCTATACCTGTATGCAAAACATAAGAACCTCTCCTCAATGTAGTTTTCCTCTCCTCCCGTTAAAGAAAGATTTAAGATTGGAGCCGTAATGGGTGGCTTCTTTATTACAAGAATATCTTCGTCTGTGAATTGGTCTATGCCTCCCGATGGCTCAGGGTAGTTCCTTATTATATCTATAACCCTTGGAGCGTTGTAGTCGTCAGTAAAGAACAGTTGGTCCTCAACCATATCAATACCTGTAATTAAATATGTAGGGTTGAAGTTTAATGTGGTCTTTGATGTAGCCCCATTACGCTCACTTACTACGTGATACGTAAGCACATCAGTGTTTACATTTAACGAGACTATAAGGTCAAGCTTAGTTATAGCTCCTGCCGAGAAGTTGGAGTCATGGATAAACCAATATACTGTCTCACGGGTTCCATCCTCATAAGCTCCAATACACTTGGCGTTATTACTTAATGCGGTCCCATCAAACTCTAATGTAGTAAGCTGAGTGTTACCCTTTGAGTTCTCTACCGAGCCTATCTCTGAAGCCTCTGTTGAACCTAGTCGGACATTCAATGCGTCTACGTACTCCCCATTAGGCAGTAGCCTTTCGTCAACAGACTTGTTCATCTTGCCCGCTATAAAATGTCTCTTCATGTTAGCCATCTACTTAATCCATTTGTCCCGACCACGAAGGTTCATCAATAACCTTCCGGGGTGAATATTACTTATACGTATCTTAGCATTCCTAAGGTCTGCCGCTTTCTTCTTTCTTGCTCTGTTTACTAAATACTCCTGCGTACCATACTTTGCATTAAGAACAGCAAAGGTGATGTATGAATATATATACTCCTCAAACATCTTGTTAACCTGAATCAAGGTATCGTCTCCTCCCTCCATTCCATCAGAGACATACTCTAATATACACGACTCACCTGACATAGACGAGTCAAAGTTTATTACACCTGCGTGCTTGTCTATCTTGAATGTGGGGTTAGCGTTAGCCGTCTCTGTATTAAGACCGTAGAACGCCCCTATACCGTAATCAAAGAACCAATAGCCATCGTAGTTATACCCCTCCAAGCCATTGAACTGACTAGCATTGTTTAGGTATATACTTCTCTGCGTGCCTGTTATCCTGTCGAAGTCTAGGTTTGAGTTCTCCTCCTTTAAGACATTTCCTGCCTCATCAAATAACATACGGTAGTTATTGTCCTGTAGGTAGGATGTGGCACTGTTTACCTGAATGTTTTCAGTTAAAGGTCTTATCAGACCATCCTTATATAGAGACACCCTAACCCAATTCACGTAGTCAGGAGGCAAAACAAATCTCAAGCTATCAGAAACCTGTAGCTGTAGAACCTTTATCTCCTTGAACGCATCATAGTTTAGCTCCTGTATACCACGCTTCGCATGGAACAAGACCTTGTATCTCTCCTCGTTGTTTACCATAGAATGATTCCCTGAATACATCAGCATATAGTTGTTGATGATATCGTACAGGGAGATGTATTGGTATGAACCCCAATTGGCATCCTCAGGGTTATTGCCCTCATTCTCGTAGTATTGGTATTGTGTTATATATGACATTATTTTTCTTGTTGGTCATTCATTGTTTCCTCAGCCTTTCCAAACTGCACGGCTGCCACCTCTCTTATTGACATACCCGCATACTGAAGAATCTTATTTACTAATCCCACTTGGTCATCAACCGCTAGCTCAAAGTCTTGGAAGTCAGCCTGTGACGAATCAAATATCGGCTCACCATTTGTGAGTGTGATGTATGTCCACTTCGGGTCCTTAGGGTATCTTATATACTGACACAGAAC